ATTGTCGCGGTAGGTCAGCACAATCAACTCACTGTCTTGCTCTGCCAATACTTCGGTATGCGCCCAGAACTCCGACACCGGGTTGAAGTCGATGTAGATGGCTTCGCTTGTTCGGATGGCCAGCTGATGGTACGCCTCAAACTCGATGTTGTTGGCTTCGTTTATGTATAGCACCTGCCGCCGTGCGCCGCGTAACTTAGCCTCCTGGTCTGCGCTGAAGAATTCAATCGTGCTGCCGTTGGCGAAGGTGTAGGTTAGCAGCGTCTTGTTCCAACCTTCGTCACGCCAGCGGTTCGTCCACTGCATGACCTTGCCAAAATCCTTCATCGCACCACGTCGCAGGTGCGGGATTGATTCAGATACGACGCTGATCTCGGTCTTGGCCTTGGCTGCTATGTGGATTAGGACTGCGAGGATTGCGTAGGTCTTGCCCGCGCTCGTTCCGCCTTGGATGACTTTCTTGCGAGCCGTCATCCGCCTGATGCGCTTTATCGCGGTGGTGTGATGAAATGCCATTTGTAACCGAGGTGGGGTTCGAACCCACGTTTACAACTTCTGTTTACGGTCGGGGTGCGCACTCCCTAATTGTCGTTTTACCACTTAAACTACTTCGGTTTTTTCTAATATTATTTTCTCCCCAATTTCCCCCTTCAGCTTCTCGACGTAGACCGCTGCATCCATCAGTTCTTCCTGAAGGTGTTGCAGCCATTGCATCAGCGCCAGGTCATCGCGCTCCATGGTCGTGCCGTACTTCAACTTGCCCTCCTCGGCTCTTGTCCTTAACTGGACAACAACGGCATCGGTGATTGCGTCAGTCATTGGTGACGTGGTTGATGCGTGCCTGTGCTATTGTTACATACTCGGCCTCGCGTTCAATGCCGATGAAGCTAAAGCCTTCCAGCACCGCCGCCTTTCCTGTTGACCCTGACCCCATAAACGGGTCGAGCACCGTTCCATCGGGTGGGGTGACCAGCCTGCACAGGTAGCGCATCAGGTCGGTGGGTTTGACCGTTGGGTGGTGGTTGCCCTCATCCCTGTCGCGTTTGCTTGCCTTGGCGCAGTAGAAGAAGCGAGCCGAAGCCCCAAGCAGGTCGGTGGCTTGCTCGCTTCCATCGTGAATGAAGTTGGCAGGCCAGCGGCCTAATCCAATTACAGGTTTTCCAAATTCAACAAATAAACCGTTACCATAGCAATTTTTTGTCGTGCCTTTTTCACCATCATTATGTTTTGTGCCACCATCCGTCCCCACCCTACACCCATCCACGTTAATCGCACCCGTCCCGTGTTGCAGGACGTTCTCCGCTACCGTGCCAATCAGCGGCTTCCGAGCCACTGTAATCGGTTCGAGTGCGGGTTTTAACGCAGTGCCCCAGCCTTCCCATTGCTTCGCTTCGGGGGTGGCGGGGTCAGAATATATATATTCGGTTGCAGTTGCCTGCCCATATCGCGCGTTATGTATATTTCCTGCATGGTGTTTTTTTGTCCCCACCACCTTTCGCTCCGCTCCAGCCGCCTTATCAATCGCCTTGCTAACATCCAACGACTTCGGAAAACCCGACCCGTACACCCAAGCTATCATATCGCGTATCTCAAAACCCGCGTCCTCAATCCGCACCGCCATCCTGTGTTGCGTCCGTGTTCCCGCGAAACAAAGCAAGTGACCGCCGGGCTTCAACACCCGAAGGCACTCCGCCCACACCTCGACACCCGGCACATCGTAGTCCCACTTCTTACCCATGAACGACAGGCCATACGGCGGATCAGTAACAACAGCGTCAACGCTGCAATCAGGCATAGCACGCAAGACCTCGATGCAGTCGCCGTGTATTAGTTCAGTCATTGAATAGCGGCTGTTCGATTTTGACTTCAGCTTGTGTCTTATCAGCCAAGCCGTTGAGGCGCTGCGTGATGCTCGTATTGTAGATGCCAGTCATGCCGCCCCTGATTTGGTCAGCGCGGATCGTGGTCTTGATGCGCGTACAGATTTCCACAAATTTGTCGTATCTCCCATCGGGATTCGTGAAGTATTGGTCGATGCTCTTGCCGATTCCCTGCTCATAACAATAGACTTGAAAGCCCTCAAACGTCAGTGGGTTCTCACGCTCACGATGCACTTTATCGGCCTTGACGCCAACATAGTCTTCGACCAGTACAGGTGTTGCCTTCGCTTTCTTGCAATAGTCGGAAAACGCCTCCCACATTTCGTCAGGCGTTTCAAAACTCGGTGGTCTGCCTGCTTTATTCATGCCTCCATGTTTGTAACGATGTCAATGATCTTTTCTATGACCGCGACCTTGGCGTGCATCGCGTTGGGTGCTGTACTGTCTTCGAGCGAATCGAGGACGTTTGACAGGTTTGTCAACAAATGTCCACGATCCTGCCAGTCCAATGCTCGCGCGTCCTGTTCGATTGTGATGTCGGGTTGGTGTGTCATATCTATAAATATCATTCAGTCGCAAATCGTGCGCGAGCGTCCATTGCGGCTGCCATCATCTCCTGCAGCCGCGAAACGGCGCATGATCCACACCACCAGTTCGTCCGTCCGTAGCCGTTGGCGTTGGCGACGTTCTCCAGCATCGACACCTCGCCCGGTGAGAGCGACATCGTCTGCGAAGCGTAGTAGCCGTCGAGCTTGTGCTTGACCGATAGCACCTGCATTGCTTCGTCAAGTGTCATTTCTCCGAAAGTTTAATGGTCAGCACCGTCAGACCGGCAGCGGATAGGCCAACCGGTATGGCAAGCAGCCAAGGAAGGCTGGAGGTTGTGATGGTCAGAACTACGCCCCACCAAAACGCAAGACAGGTTAGGCAGGTCAGCGGCTTGCACCTCGCGTAGCGGTAGTACCACGCTGGCAGGACGTTATAGCGGTTCATCGCCAAGGAAGTCATAGTGGCCAAAAGCAATATAGTAATCAGATCCAAGTTCATGTTTTAGTCGTTGTTTGCAGTTGTTGATTGTGTACGAAATTGATCGCCAAGGTATCTTGGTGAGTCGCTCGATGAGTTTCTTGTTACCCAAATCGAGCCAAAGGAGGAATAGCTGCTTGTCGTACGGGTAAGCGCCGGCTTTTGCCCAGCCATCCATGACTTCGAGCGCCCGGTTAAATATTGCATCAGGCCTTGCATCATACGGCTCATCAGCTGCCTCCAGCTGCTGATCGGCGATTTCCTCGCGCAGTTCATTGTGTCGGAAGTCGCGTTGAAATTTAGAGTTTCGACTTCGGTAAAGGTTGATAGCCATTCGCACGATGTAGAATTTGAGGTAGCCTCCGGCGTGCATGGCTTCGATCTTTTCGGCTGGCTTTTCATAGAGTCTGATGACGAGTTCATGTTCAAGGTCTGGCGCAAGGTCAGGCGTAGCCAGCTGGCGTGCTATCTGCCGCAGCTTGCCGCTCGTGTAAAGCGTTAGTATGATTGTGCGTGCCTCCACATTGGTCGCAAATATACATAGTATCTTTTGGTCTGATGTTGTGGTTCTGGTACGGCCTCACTTTGTCGAGCCACAGGTACTTGCCCTGATAACGCTGGATGTCTTGGATGACTTGAAGCGCATGTTGCACCGTTGAGTAGTGGCGGCGCATCAGTTCGCCTGCATCCATCAGCGTCAGCTTCATCTTGAACTTAAGCAGGTACATCAGGCACTGGCGCGCTTCGGCGACTTCGCGGTGACGGTCTTGGCTCTGCATCTGACGCAGGCCAACGCCGGTGCGCTTTGTTACCTGCTCGGCGTAGTAGTAGAATTCCTTTTGTCTGTTCATTGGTTGGTGGTTGGTTTGTTGATTGCTTTGAGAAAGTCATCCAGTGATCGGACGATGTGGTACTTGTAGCCTGCCGCTTCGATTGTCTCCTGCCATTGCTTTTGTTTGGGCTGCTGCCTCCCGATGACCGTCTTAAACTCAATAGCGATTAAGCCATTGTCGCTTAGATACATCATATCTGCAACGCCGGCCACGACGCCCATATCTCGATTCATGACGGCTCGGACCTTGTTATCGCTATTATTGTTTACCGCGAATAACCGCCCCCGCTCTTCGGGGTAGTTGTTCCAGTGGTAAAGGAAGCACTGTGATTGGATCTTGAATTCTGACAGTTCTTGCATCGTTTTTGAAAGCATTTATAGTATGGTTCTCCAGTATCCTCATTTATTAACTCCGCCTTTTTCCTTGCCTCATATTTCGAATTTCCTGTTTTGCTGATGAGACGCAGCCAATACTCCCCCTCGCAATAGCAATCGCACATTTGATGCAGAACAAACCCCTTCTTCATTCCATCCGGGTTTTGCTTGTGCAAACTTGCCAAGACCTCCAGAGGTATGTCCTTCTTTTTATTCATAATATCAAAACGCACTTTCTGAAGAATTACATCTGGCATGATCTCCTGCGCTGGAGCTTGGAATTTGAATCCGCAACCTGGGCATTCCTTGAAGCTGTTATGGCAAAGATACTCGCAATTCGGGCATTTTTTATGAGGCGCAACACCTCCCTTTGCCGGCCTTTTATCTAAGCTCCATATGC